CAAGCAGGGCAATAAATTCACTAGACTCAATGTAGTCATTGAATGTTTCTGGGTAATACAAGCGTAAGTAGTCAACAAAACTTTTACGTAAGGTTTCAAAATCATAACTTTGAAAGTCAGCTTCTCTGTAAGTTTGATAGATTCTTTTCCAATCTTCAACTCCAAATATAGCTGTTTGTCTTGTGGTTTTGGCCATGTTTATTCCGTCGTTATATTATTTATGGTTAGAATAAAGTGGGCAGTTTAACTAGATATAACTGGCACGGCGAGTTTGTTGATCAAAAAATACTGATAGTAGAGTGGCGGTCTGGCCTGGAATTACAGCAATTTCTAATTGAATCAGTATGCCATGTTCTTGCGGAAATATATCTAGCTGTGTGATTTGTAATCTAGGATCGCCGCCGGCTACTCGCTGTATTTCTGTGGTTAAAGCACGTTCAGTTTCTTGAGTTTGATTTTCAAACACATTATCCCAGATAGAGGTTCCATACCCAGGGCGACCAATAAGTTCTCCTTGCCGAATATTAAACGCATTTAACAAGTCGCGTTTAATCAACTCAAAGTCCACCAATGTAAACTTTTTGTATTGATTGATTGTGCTAAATCCAACGAAAGTAGTCATATTGTATTTACTCTATTACACCGGTCCGTTGATTCCGGTGCTACTTAAACCGCTAGTTAAGGTAGTAAACCCACTACTAACTTGGCCGCCTAATTCTTTTAACTTGGTTTGGGCTAGAGCAATATCTGCAGTTATTCCAGCACTGGCCATGTTAGGGAATTCAAAACTTGGTGTGGGTATCTTAGGATTTCCTAAAATTCTGGCCACTGCGGCATCAACTGTTTGGCGGTTAACTGTGTTGCTGAATCCAGCAGCTACTTTGGTAGCTGACACTAGACTATCTGAACTGAACAAACTAAAATCTACACTGAAGTTTGACATTTTTCCAAATATATCCAGACTACCACCAAGATTGCCCAGCAAAGACTGGGCCTGAGTTCCTAATGACCCTAGTGCTCCGGTGGCCAAGCCAGATAAACTGCCCAGGGCATTGGTGGCATATCCTTGAGCTGATCCTAGAGCACCAGTTAACAATCCCTGAGCACCCCCAATGGCACCAGTTAACAATCCTTGTGCTTGTCCTGTGACACTGTTTAATACTCCTTGCGCCGAGCCTAACGTACTATTTAATAATGCACTACCTTGCGCCCAGGCCGCTGCCACTGGGGCAGTAAACTGCGCGGCATTATTGACCAATGCTCCTACAGCACCGTTGACGGCCCCAGTGGCAGTACCTAGTGCTCCAGATACAAGACTATTTGCGGCCGCCGCAGCGCCAGTGCTTAACCCTGCAATTTGTTGCGTTATTCCGGTGACTGCTCCATTGGCGATGGTCGATATATTAGTTACTGGGTTGCTTAATAAACTGTTGACTGTGGCTGCCGCATTGGTTCCTAACGAAGAGGCACCAGCAAAAGACGAGGTAATAAGTTTATTAAAATTTGCACTTAATGCTGCAGTCCCTGATACCAGCGTAGCCGCAGTTAATGCAGTGAGTCCTGCGGCTCCATAAATTTGTCCTGTGCTGGTAGTGGCCGGGGCAGCGGGTTGAGTTTGAATTGTTCCGCTGGCAGTCAACGATTCGTAGTTAAGTTGTAAAACTCCATTTTGTATTCGAGTTTGCAGTCCAGGATCGTCCAGGATTCCGGCTACGGAGGTTACTCCATCTTTGCCAGTCCATACACTTGGCGTACCGATTACACAGGCAAAATCAGGATAGTTGTTGGTGCCTGGTTTTAAATATCCTGTTTTTTCTAAAGATTCTGGTGTGAGATTGTAAGTGCCAATGCCGGTATCGGTAATAGTGTCTGGTGGTTGATCAACATATAGTTCTGTGGTTGTAATCAAGGCCTGTACTTCGTCTGGTGTTAACGGTCCTACTGAATCCAACCCTAGTCCCACTGGTGTTCCAGCATAATCTGCGGCAGTTATTGGAGTTTGTAAAGGCACATTTAATAACGCTGGTACTGACAGGGCTATTTCACCGGTAACAATTGACAAAATGGTCACAGTGTCAACTCCAGCGGTATCTCGGTCCAACCGACTTAGTTCAAATTTAGTTAATCTTGTTTGCGCACTGGTTAAAGTTTGACCGGTGGTATATCCTACTAAACCACCGGCTGCCACCTGACTATAAAATATAAAATCAGCCTGGGCCTGAGTTGTACCAGTAGGTGCATCTAGATCAAATTTGGCGCCGCTTGGAAGAGTATATTTAAATATAGCCATTATGTTCCAGTTTTTGTAATACTTACACCAGCTGGTAATGTGGGGGCGCCCGGTGGGGGTGTGGGTTGACCGTTTTCTAAATTTACTGTAACTGCCACACCCTGATTATGATACGGCCATGGTTCGTGTGTAGGAGCGCGGGTAACAATACTTTCTAGCCCGTCTGGGGCCACTGCCCAACCAGTGCTGCTGTTAAAACTTGTGTCGGGCATGACATATTTTGTAATGCCTTTGGGGGCATCTACACCCAGGGTTGGACCACCGTTTAAACTGATTACAATGCCTTTGAGACTTAATGCTGTACCGCCATCGATTGTGGCCAATTTACTCTTCACTGCAAATTGAACATTAGTTTTTAATCCCATTTTGCCTTCACTAAAAATAGTCATGGCTTTTTTGCAGGCCATACTTAACTCGTCGTCGCTTTGAATAGCAGTGCCTTTCATACTTTTTATATTAATTTTTTCGCCGGCAAACATGTTGATATCTTTGTCAGCATGCAAATTGATAGTGCCTTCGGTACGTAAATTAATTGAGTTGGTACTGAACACATCTAGTGTGCCTTCTTGCCCTAGCTCAACCCAGGTTTGACCGTTGGCATGACAAATATAAAAAGCATTACCGTCGTCACTCATGGTGATTTGATGACCTTTGGCTGTGCGAATACGAATCAAATTGTCGCTGCCATCCAGAGCACCATCGTCCATGACCAAGGTATGCCCACCGCGTCGACCAATCACAGTGGCTGCTCCTGCAGGTGCTCCTGCACCGGTTACTTGTTTTGTGATAGCCGCATCAGTGGCGCCACCAGCATAGATAGCACGACCCGGCGTGGCAATTCCATAACATGCACTAGGGCTTTCTCTCTGCGCAGTACTGCCAATACTTCCACGAATTGGGTCGTTATTTAAACCTTGTTGGAACAACACCGCGGCCGCATAAGCATGTACCGGTTTTGGCTGATCAAAGAATTTAGGATTTTCACTTATCTTGGTATTTTCTGGAGGATTATTGACTTCGGTGACTGGCAATAGTTTGCTCTGCGCAAAATAAGTTTCCTGATTGGCATTGGCTTTTACATACTTGTCCGATGCTCCAATGGCTGGAACCATGCGATTGAGTCCTTGATCTGGTATACACCCTAGATAGTATCCTAGATCTGGGTCGCCACCAACAAAAAAGCACAAGACACTGACACCCAGGTCTGGCGGAGTAAACCACATGCCATAAGAACTTTGATTACCGGGGTATGTTCCGGTACCGCTGGTTCCACTAGAATTGCTTCTAGGAGTTGATCCATAAAATGGTGGACAATAACTAACGGTACGCCAACTATCTTTGTTTGCTTGTTCACCACCAAATTGTTCAATAAACACCTGTAACCGACCGGCGCGACTAGGATCAATGTTGTTCATCACAACACCAACAAATGGGCCCATCTCAGTGGGGGCGCCACCTTTATCGAATTTAAAATTGGCCGGGCGGCCAGTACTTTTTTGTATATTTTCTGACATTACGCTTCTCTGTTTAAAATTTGGGGTGGAGTGGTATTGATTCCATTATTGGGCCCCAGCACCTTGGGTGTATTATATAGTGGTAATGCACCAGGCGTGGCAACAACTACAGAACCATCCGACGTTGGCGGTTGTACTAGCTGAGCTGGTAACGGTTGCGTATCTGACACCGGGGTTTCTTGATTGTTGGTGTACGGGGTTGGACTAGTCATATATGACTGACGTCCTACATATTCAGCTGTTCTTAATGCTCGTCTTATTCCACGTGTCATATATTATCCTTAAAGTTGGCTAAAATCCATGCCACCTGCAGTGGCCAATGGGTTGTCTTGCCCTGTGGCAATTGATGATAGTGTAGCTGGTATGGCC